TTAGACTCTATCGGATAAACTCCAAAAGGCGTCACTATTCCCGCTGGTCTAGACTCAAGAAATTGAGTTACCGGACTAGAAAGACCGCTATCTTCCTTGTCTTTAAAGTAGTCATCATCTTCATCTTCTTCAAAAGCGTCTACGTCATCTTCTATCAACTCTTCTAGCTCTTGAGAGTTCCAGTGTTCCCACGCTATTTTTTTATCCATATAGAATATCTCCGCTTTTATTGTGTTTTCTTATGTTGCAATAAGTTATACACCAGTTATTTGGCTTGCAACGGTCGAATAGCAGGGCTATCTTTTGCATCGGGATTTTCTTTCTTCATAATGTTACTAGACTTTATCTGTTGATAATTTTCAAAAATTGTGTTCATATCTTCTAAATATTCTGCATTATTTGCTTCTTCTAAAGCCTTTATAGAATTTTTTAGTGCATTCTCTAAAAGGTCTGTCGCTGTCATTGCGTGTATTAATTGAGATAAGCTCATCATATTGGCTTCTCTATCGGTTTTATCGTTCCAAGAAGCATCGAACATCACTGTTCCATCCGGGGTCACGTAAAGTAAAACCGAACACTTTGTATCAGTATCTGAATGTTCCTGATCCGAATCTGAAAAAGAGTTCTCCATAGTATTCCTCTAAAAGAATGTTTTGATCTTGAATTTCTGCGATGTTGAAGAAATCACCGGCCTTATTTATACCTGGATAGTAATCAACAGCGCAAACGTATGTAACCTCTCCGGTATTAAAATCAATCTTTCTAAAGCCGCCCAGCATTTTTTGTACATACTCAAAATGGTAGTTAAGATACTTGTTGTGCAGGCTCAAAAGATAGTCAATCTCTGTTTTTCCAAGGAATGATTTTATCGTTAACGATGGAATATTTCTATTTTCGTCAAGCAATATATTCAAATATCTTGGATCTGTTATCGCCTTTGTTTTATCTAAAGCCGAAATTAAATAGCTTATTTTTATATCCATTTCTTTTCCTATAATAAAAAACCCAACACTAAGTTGGGTTTCTATTTTATGTTAGAATCAACCTAATTAGACAAATTAAAGCTCAAACCTCTGAAAACATCCGACAGCAGTTCAGTTTCTTCTTGAGAAACTATATGTTCCTCTTCTCCCAATATAGATTTCATCAAGGCAATTAATTTTGCCCCAAGAGACTGATATTTAGAAGCTATGCTTTTGCCGTACACATTAGCGCCAGCGGCTACATAGATATCCTGTAATTGCTGCGTATTGATAACATTAGAATAAGATGAAAGCCTTTTAGAAAATTCAAGATTGAAAATCGCTAAAGTGGCCCTATCCTCTTTGTCTGTAATGATTTCAGCGGTATCTTTTGTTAAAAGAATAGACTCTTGGCTAGGAACTGGCTCTACAGATACAACAGACTCTACCTTTGATACTTTCTCTATTATACCTTTTAAAAACGTTGTGTCAAGGAACAAAACGCAAAAAATTATAACAGCTAATATAGTTTTTACCTTATTAGACATTTTTATCTTCTTTTAAAACCAGTAATGGGAAAATCTCATCGAGCTTTGATGACGCTTGCTTTAATCCTAGTGCTTCGCAGTATTTTTTTAATTCTTCCCACTTTTTTACAGCACAAAAAAGAGAATTGTTGCAAGTATAGTCAATAGGGAAGTCTGGCTTTACCACCAAATCTTCTGTAGACTGTTCCAACGAATCATTTTTAGATGGCTCATTGGGCTTGCTAGACTTATCCAACAAGCTTTTAAAATCTATAAAATTTGATGCTACAATTAAAGCCAATAAGACTACGCCAATCAATTGCGTATTCATTTGTTATTCTCCAGTTTTTCTGAAAGAATCTCCGACAAGCCATGTTGCCAACATCGTAACAACCAAAGTTACCTGTTCTTCTGTTAGCTTCAAACCAAGCCCCTCGTTTCCAACAACCAAAACAACGCCAGATACGGCGACCCAAAATCTGCGGGATTTCATTAAATCTTGAACTTTAAGCATTTGATATAGCCTCTGCTACTAAAAGTGTGATATCTTCCTCGGAAAAACTCTTGCTAAGCATCACATCCTTGAGCGATGCCTTGTCTAACGTTAGATTATTTTGAGAAATAAACTTGCTTAGCCTTCTATCTAGTAATATTCTGTAGAAAAGACTGGGTTTTAGCATAGTTTGTATTGTTTTATTTTTGCTTTTACGACACTCGTAAACTGCTTTCGCTAGCTGCATAACAAAGTTAGCGATCATTATCATTGTCATCGGGTCTATAGAATATCCATTTTTTTTTGCATATTCTAAAGATATTTTTTCTGCTACATTATTCATTTATCATCTTTTCCGCTTCTTCTAACGAAGTGTAACCGACTTTAACTACTTTCTTGTCGCCCTTGACAAACTCAAAAAACGGAACCAATCCAGCCCCGTAACCTTCTTCTATGTCCCATCCAGAATTTTTGAATCTTTCTTTTTGTTCGCCTTTCCATTTAGTGCAATTGACGCAATCGGGCCTTGTAAAAAACTTAACCGTTTTTTTCTCGATTGGAATAGAAGCCTGAGACTTGCCGCATTGGCATCCAGATGATGTGCCGGTGCATGGACATGGAGTTCTGTGACCATCGCCATGAACAATTATTTTCGCACCGTTACAATCGCACTTATTAACGGGATTTTCTGGATTTTTTATTATAAGTTTTTCAGCACCTTCAAAAGAAGACACTACAAGCTCTGAGAAACTTTTAACGGCCTCTTGATCTATCTTACCATCCTTGGTGTACATTTTATAAGTAGAAAAGGCTAGAGTTGTAGCTAGCACTGAAGTTAAAAATAACTGTCTTTCTTTCATTAGAACACCTCGTCTATTGACCAAGATATTTTTCTTGGAGGAAAACCATTAACATTGCTAAGAGCCCACGCCTCTCCATTTGCAATCATCGTCGCCGCATCTTGTTCTCTAACCCAGAAAGACCCATCTGGTTGTTCATAAAATTTTGGCCCGCTATTCCATAAGCCCCAACTATTTTGTATTAAAAATAAAGTTTCATTTAATCTTTGTTTTGTGTCGTCTACTCCTATCCAAGCCATGGCATGAGCCCATTGACCATTTCTAGAAGCGATACCGTTTTTATCTCTAGAGGAAGAAAAGCCTGACATGCTGCATGTTGCTAGGCAGTATCCGTTTGCTATAGCGTCTTTGGCTTCTTGAACACTTCTAACTATAGAAACAGTTTTGACTTGGTTTGCTTTTCCTAATTCTTTTAGTTCGCTAGGAGTTCCAGATCGCCCCCATGAAGAAGCTAATCTTGGATTATACTTAGACAAATCATAGTTGTCGTACTTTTTTCTTAATAAAATTCCGCCCTCTTGATTTAAAAATCTGGCGGCTCTGCTGCAAGTCATACCTTCGCCGGTATGGCCTCTAACGCCATATATAGCTTCTGTAGCACCGCTTGCAATAAATCCTTCTCTCTCTTTGTTTACATCTATCTCAAAGGCTCTGCTAACGTCAGAGGCGTTTCTAAAAGCGTGAGCTACGCAGTCGCCCGTACCCTGCCTTTCGTAAGAACCGAAATCTGGAACAAATTTTAATATTGACTTGTATGGAAGAGATAATTTTCCATCGCCAGAACCATAAAGAGAATTAGCCGCATTTCCAAATAAAGGCATTGGAAGTTCTGATAAAAGCTTTTCGGTTGATGCTGGGTCTGATATAGAGCCAACAAAACCGTTTACATAAGCTTCTAGTATACTTTGTGGTGTCTTGAATGCAGGCATGTCGTTCTCCGTTTAGCTTACCAAACGCATTAATTTTTTAGCAGAATTATCCCAAGTAAAATTTTTTCCTGTTTCAACGCCAGCCTCATTGAATGCGAGCTTTCCGCTTTGTTTTTTATCGTGTACATCTTTTAAATGATCTACAATCTGTAATTTTTGCTTTTCTTCTATTTTGGCCCAGTTACCCTGACCATGAAACCAAACATTATCTATAGCTGGTTCAAGACTTTCTATTTCTATCAGCCTTGCATTTTCTGAGTTGCAAAATTCTGTATGGCCAGAATAATTTGTGGTGATAACGTTTTTACCGCAAGCCATAGTTTCTAGTAGCTCTAGATTCCAACCCTCGGCCCTAGCAGGAAAAACACCACAATCAACTTGCCTAAGAATATTATACACACTTTGTTGAGTTGACTGACGGGGTATCAATTTTATCTTATCAGAAAGTCTAGAAGAACGATACATCTCCTCCCATTTTTCACCTTTGGCAAATGGAAATGGGTTGTGACACATCATCCAAAGCTCTACGTTATCATTTGTTGAAAACGCCCTTTCAAAACACTCTAAAACAATATCATGTCCTTTTCTTACTTCCCACTTGCCGCAATTAAAAAAGATAGTTTTATCTCTTGATTCGCGCGATGGCTTGAATATCTCTGGGTCTATTCCAAGCGGAACAACATCAATTGCTAAATCAGACTTGATTGGGTTAGACATTACGATCTTTTTAGCCCATTCAGAGCAAACCAATAGATAATCGCAAGAATTGATGCTAGACAACTCTAAGGTGGTGAATTTATCTAACTCGAAAATAGGAAAGCCATAGTGCTTGCCTTTTCCTATCCTATTGAATAGTTCGTGCTGATGCCAGATTTTTACAGTGGGAGAGTTGTTATCAAAAGAAGATTGTTTGGATGGACTAGACGCAATCCAGTTTTTTAGTATAGATTGAGAGTCGGGCATACTCTTGTCTATTTCGCCAACATTAAACAGCGTAACTTCTGTTATTTTATCAAGAGCCCGTAAGATATTGTAAGCTGCAATTCCGTATCCGGTGTTGCAGATGGGGGCGTATAAATTTATCATTTAAAAAACTTTTTTACTTTTTCTTCGGCGGCGGCCAGGAACAATAGAAACAAATAGATCAATATCATTATTGAGTCTGATGTTAGTTTTAGCAAACTATATAAAACAAATTTAAAGATATTAATCTTGAGACTCCATCCATGTTATATTGCCGTAGGCCACAGGATTATTGCCTATGTTTGTGGCTACTATAGTCAATACGTCTTGCGCGGTGGCGGCTATATCTAAAGCCAAAACAAGTTTATTTAATAGCTCTGGAGTTTGCACTTGCGAACTGTTGCCTATTCCTGCTGACACATAGCCACTTCTGATAACAGTTCCTCCTGTTATAGCTGTTGCGGCAACGTCAAACTCTACCGAAGAACCGGCATCTACATTAGAAAAGCTAGCGTTAGTTAAAGTTCCATTGTATACAACTTCATAAAATACTGGATTGGTTACAGCTAAAAGTTCGATGCTTTTAGGCTCTATCAATACTCTGTTTTCTAAAGAGTTGAAGGTAGTTTTTGGTCTGATAGAAAGTATTGGGCGGCGTCCAGAAAGAGTTATTCCGGTGACTCCATTAGAAGCGGAAAAGCTTAACCCTCTTTTTTCGTAGCCGCCCTCGCTCGAAACAGAACAGCATATTTGTTTTAAGCTGGCAGAACCACTTCCAGAAACTCTTTTGATTTCATACCTTATAGGAAGATTAGCGGTTGTCATATAAACTTTATCGAGTAGATTTGTATGAGAAAATTCGTGGACATAAAATATTTTTCCATCTCTAACAAATCCAACCCTTACTCTACCGACACCCAACCATTCAACATCTATCACAAGTATTTGAGATTTTGTTATATCTATATCTCTATAATTTTCTATATTCCAATCGTTTTGATCGACTTCTGTTGTTATAATCGAGCCACTAGCCTTAGAACGAATAACAAGTTTGAGAGAGGTTCCTGTACTTTCTAAGAAGATTCCATTGTTGTCGTCGAAATAGCCGACCCTTTTTCTAACCCCCGAATCTGATGCCCCTAAAACGAAAGTCATTATAATGAGTTGAGATTTTCCTGGGACGTATCTCATATATTTTTTTGTTTGTCTTATGACCTCATCGTTCGCACTACTCACAGACAAATCTATAGAAGATTCATTGGAAAGGTGCGAGCTTGTTCCTCCGCCAGATACTTTCTGACTCCAAAACAATTCGCCTTTGCCATACTGAAACTGATGATCGTAAAGCGTGAAAGGAGTGGAAGTTCTTAGTCTATTAAAAGCATCAGTAGCTGCATTGTCCCCGAAAGGCGACATGTTTTTTTGGGCGTTTGTCATTTTTTATTTACCAGAATTTACAAGACCAATATCTAGCCTTCCAGCGTGGGCCTGGACTTTGGCAGTTGTGCCTTGCTCTAAAGTTTTTCCTTCTTCCAGGATCGCTTTTTCGGATACGCATATTGGGATCACCGAACCTAACAAGAACTACGTTTCCACGATCATTTTTTACATAAACGGCTCGTTTTTTTGGGCCTTTTGGCGTTAAGAATGGTTTGCCAAGCTTTATTTTCCTGCCCTGATATTCTGCGGCGAGAGCGAAAATATTGGATGCCTGCTCTATAAAATCGCTATTAGCTTTTCCAACATAAAATAAGTTCACCCCATCTTTAGAGTAAGAACCTTTTTTGTCGTATGTATAGAGTTCGCCAGTTTTTAGATTTTTGTACTTGTATCCAGAATAAGATTGTTGCGCTTTCTTCCATGAAGATGGGTCTGGACGATCTTTGTCCCCAGGCTTAGCTGGCTTGTATTTTTTACCTAATCTTTCTTTCTTTTTTCTTATATTTTCCCAGAGGCTCGCGGCAGAAACTTCTTCCTCTTCTTCGTCATCTTCGTCTTCCTCTTCGTCATCATCCTCTTCGTCGTCTTCACAATCAGAGGCATCACAATAACTTTCTGGAATAACAAAATTGTATTCGTCTAGTTCTTCTGTCCATCCTAGTTCGTGTTCTTCTAGGTATTTATCGCAAGAAAAAGAAAAGTCCACGGCTTCTAAAACCGTAGACCCTTTAGAATCTTGTTTATAGTTTCTGTATGTTGACAAACACATCGCAACCTTTTGTTCATTCTCACGATCTTCTTCTGATAAGAAGGTCATGCATCTTTGCATATAGGCTGACTCTGGCTCGTTTTTCTTTACTTCTGGAAGTGGCATTGATTGGATATCTCCTGTTTAAATTATAGCTATCAATTTTATACACAATATAATAGCTTTTAAAGTAGTGATATCCTCTTTTCACTTGTTAGTATTTTTTCTGTATAATATCTAGAAACATAGTTCCGGTTTCTTTGTATTCTTCTTTAGAAGCGTACTTGCAAGCTAAAATCTTTGCATCTTTTTCTTTGTATCCAACAGCAACAAGAGCCTGTATGGTTTCATCAACAACTTTTTGTGAAGTCAATAACTCTGGCTTTTTCTGCTTTGGGCCGAAATATTCGCTTTCTACCGAGAAGATATTCTTGGTACACCAGTCTCTAGCGTATCTATCTCCAGCCGCAGCTTTTTCTAGAGCCGCCCTTTTTATATCCTCAAATCCTAGCTCTTTAGTAGCCTCCTGATTGGAGGCATCTGTTGAAAATAATTCAAGTGCCTTTGAGAGTATCTGAAATAAAAACACGATAAACACTGGCGATATCATAAGAACTACCAACCATACAGCAAAATCACTGTTCCAAGTGCCAATTCTTTCCATAATTCCTCCAAAAGTTAGTGGTTTTAAACCATTATAACTTCTGTTTCGGACTTGTCAAGCGATTTAGATGGCCTCATTCTACCATTTTTAAATTTTGCATCAATAAAACTAGAAACCTCCGAACTATGAAGCACAAGCATCAGGTCATTTTTTAGAATCCTTGCGAACCTGATCTCTTGATGATAACTGTATCTAACAACAGTTTCTTCTCTGATATCAGAAATAACTCTAACAAAATTCCCAGGCAAATGATCTGGTGTAAAAAGCCTGTTTTGTTTATTGGAAAGTTTTTCACTTTCTCTTTTGAGCAAAAAGATTTGCTTTTCGTACCTTGCTTTCTCTTGATTAGTTTTTCTTATTTTATCGAGCTTGGCTTTTACCAACTTTTTTCTATTTTTCATACTTTTATCTCCAAAAAAATTAGGCGCAAAAAAGCGCCTATAACCGTATTCAAAACAATCTACATTCGTGACATAACTTGACACTTGTACAAGTTGTTTGCTAGCACGCAAAAGGACGATCTTTTATTTTGATTTGCGTCCGTCCAAGTTCTTTCTTGGAGTCGGCCCTTTACAGATACCTTGTCACCTTTCGCTAGTGAAACATTCTTTCCGTATTCTGCTAGATAGCCAAAGCAAGTAGCGTCGATATAAATCGTTTCCTCATGATTGTCTCTTGACCTATGATTAACGGCCATTCTTAAAACCATGAATTCCTTATCGCCAGACTTGATAAACTCAGCGTCTTTGGTAAGGTTGCCAATAAAATTAACTTCGTTCATAAATAATTCCCTAAAACAAAAA